AACCCTCGACCGCGCGATGAACCGGGACGTGCAGAGGGCGAGGGCTTCACGGAGGCTCGCGTCGCATGAGGCCAAGGTCGCCACGTTCGCCCGGCGGCACTTCCTCGCCCAGACCAAGCGGGTGAAGAAGGCCATCCGGGCACAGTCTAGGGCCTACGAGCTGAACGAGATCCTGGCCCAGCTGGACGACCCGGCCGCCATCAAGAAGGCCCGGAGACTGATTCGGGGCATTGTGTCCGACGCTGGAGACGACGCCATCGCCGAACTGGCTCAGGATCTGTCGTTCGCCCTACAGGCTTCGCAGGCACGGGCCTTCATCGACGACAAGGGGGCCAAGCTGGTGCGGGATATTGACGCGACCACGCGCGCGAACCTGCAAGCGGCCCTGTCCGATGCCTTCGCCGATGGGGCCGGGCTGGACAAGACCATTTCCCAACTAGACAAGGCGCTGATGGAAGTGGATGGCGTCATGGGCGACCGCCTGGAGCGTGCGAGCCGGATCGCGCGGACGGAAACCTCTGCCGCTTACAACTTCGGGACGCTGGAGGGCTATCGCCAGTCGGGGGTCGTGGCGTACAAGGAATGGCTGACCTCCGGGGATGAGCACGTCCGGGACAGCCACAAGGAACTGGGGGCCATGCCGCCCATCCCGCTGGATGCCGAGTGGGTGGCACCTGAACCCAGCGGTGCCCGGCTCATGTTCCCCGGTGACCCCAACTGCGGGGACGCGGGCGAAGTGGTAAACTGCCGCTGCACAATGATTCCTGTCGTCTCACCGATGGAGCGGGACATTCCCGAGCCCATCGTCAAACGGTTGCAGCCTGGTGTGAACGGTTCCACCCCTGGGAAACGGATCTCCCTTGAAGCCTGGCTCCGCAACGGTACGCCCTCGCGCTGAGTCGGTGCGGTTCCTGCCGACCCACTTCTGCGACACCTGCAAGCGAGCGTACATCCACAACGCAGACGGCAAGGTGGCCTGCCCCAAGTGCGGCAAGCCCCCCGTGGCCCGTGGCGTTCCCGTGGTCGCTGAGTTCAAGCGACGGCGAGGGGGTGCCCATTGACCAGTCCATCGCTTCTAGCCCGGCAGGATGCTGCCCGGGACCGACAGGTTGGCACGGGCTTCTGGCTCGAGCCCGAGCACGAGCGGAGCCTCCGGGCAAGGTACCTGCCGCAGATCCAGAGCCTATCGGGCCGGAAGGTCCAGCCGGACGACTTCATCGTCCGTGGGATGATGGTCGCCAACACCCAGCGGGATTTCTACTACTCCCGCTTCTCCCGTGAGAGCCTGGTCGAAGCCTCAGAGCTGCTGGTCGGCTCCCCGGTCATGTACGGGCACAACTACGAAACCCAGCCAGTGGGGCGGATCTTCTCGGCCAAGGTAACGCGGGTGGAGAACCCCGACCTGGCGGCAAGGGACCAGCACTGGCTCGAAGCCCTCTACTACGTGCCGAGGGATGCCGAGGGCGAGGCGCACGTCCGCCGGGTGGACTTAGGGATCTTCCGCGAAGTCTCCTTCGGCTGGCGCTGCATGGGGCAGGACTGCTCCATCTGCGGGGACTCGATCTACCGATGCCCCCACATCCCCGGGGAAATCTACGAGGAACGGGGATTCTGTGAGTACGAGTTCTCAGGACTGACGGCCGCGCTCGAGGTGTCGCACGTATTCCGGGGCGGTCAGAAAGGTACCAGCACGTTCGAGCCCGAGGATGCTGGCCGTACCGCTGCGTCTGCCCCGGAACTCTCTGCCGCGCTCATGCGCGCATTCGTCCCCGGCACCGATGACGTGGACCCTGCCCTTCTGGCGATGGCCAAGCGGCACAACGGGGCAGTGATGACCCGTCACCTGGCGGGCTCCCAGACGCTCGAGGCCTGGCTGGCTTCGGCCGAGGGCGAGCGGGCCGTGGGCATGGGGGCTCTTTTCTTCGGGGCAGTCGGTGAGCGGCAGAACACGCAGGCGATTCAGGTGCGGTCGGATCGGTTCTCCAGCCGCTACGCAGCCGCGAAGTGGGTCCGTGAGCACGACTTCCGGGCCGACCGGATGAAGGAATCGAATGGGCTGCTGACGTTCGAGCAGGCCCCCGAGAAGCGATTCGAGCCGAGGGGATGGCGGAACATCCGGCTGGATACAGGAATCGAGGCTCGCGTGGGCAAGCCGACGCAGGTTGAGCAGGAGAGTGTTCGCACCATCACCGAGGGGTTCGACCCCTTGGCGTCGTGGCTCTGCGCGGGCAGCCCGGCGAACGACTATAACGCGCACGGAGGTAGAGCAGATGGATAAGCCGTTCGTCGAGTTGCCCGTAAACCCGGACCTCAGCACCCCTGACGGGATGCGCGAGCACATGCGGTCGATCACCACGAACCTGAACGACCTGGCCTTGAAGCAGGCCCGTGGGAAGTTCATCACCGAGGAAGAGTGGCGCGCGAGCGATGAAGCGATCAAGCAGCTTGGTGCTCGCACGAAGTCCATCGACGACACGCTCAAGAGCCAGCGCGACACGTTCGCGGGCGGCTCTGATGCGTTCACGATGAACCGCGCGGCCCTCCGGCTCGAGATGCCCGAGGACATGTCCCGCCGTCAGCGCGAATACTTCAATCTCGCGGTGCTGCGCTGGGAGGAGATTGCGGGCCTGTCGCACCTGGGTCAGCGGGACTTCAACGGCATGGGCCTGTCCACGGACGTGGCGCGCCTGGGCTCCAGCTCCAACAGCGACCGGCTCCGTGACGTGGTGACGCGGTTCCAGCGGCTCAACGATGAGCTGCTGGTCACGGACGTGCTCATGTTCCCTGCCGACTCGCGCACGCCGGACCTGAACTCGCGGCTACACCGTCTGAAGCAGTTGAAGGCTTGGCCGGAGTATGAGCGTCTGGTCAACGAACTGTGCGACTCCATGAAGCACGAGCGTCCGTTCAACGAGGGCACGGCGAACGCTGGCCTCGCGTGGGTGCCCACCATCCTGTCGAGCCAGTTGATGGATCTCGTTCAGGTCTGGTCGAAGGTGGCCCCGCTGTTCACGCCCATCACGATGACCAGCAAGATCCTGGACTGGCCGGTGCTGGGCGCTGACCTGACCGCGTTCCTGATGACGGAAGCCGTCGCGGACACGGGCGCGGATACGCCCATCGGTGCATCGACGGCGACCACGACCAAGGCCATGTTCACCGCGAAGAAGTTCGGTGTGCGTACCTACGCCTCGAGCGAAATCCTCGAGGACTCGGTGGTGCCGATGGTCCCGTTCATCATCAACAACGCGGCCAAGGTGCTGGCCCGTGCCATCGAGGACTGCATCATCAACGGCGACACGGCTGGCACGATGGACCTCGGCTCGTTCAATAACGTGGCCACGGGCGTTCGTCGTGCGTGGATGGGGCTCCGCCAGCACTGCCTCGTCACCGCGTCCTACCCGGCGAAGGTCGATGCGGGTGGTGGAGTCTCGACCACGAAGCTGCTCGACCTCCAGTACGCGATGGGTGCGTGGGGTGCCAGCCCGGCACCGCTCGCGTGGATCACGGGCTTCCACGGGCTCAAGTCGGCCATGAAGATGAGCGAACTCATCACGCTGGAGAAGTTCGGCCCGCAGGCGAGCATCCTCAGCGGTCAGGTCGCCAACTTGTTCGGCTCGCCGGTCATCCTCTCGGAGTTCGTGACCGAGAAGGACGCCACGGGCATCCACTCGGCGACCCCGGCCAACAACGTGAAGGGCTCCATCCTCTGCGTGCACCGCGACTCATACGGTCTGGCGACCCGGCGCGGCATCTCGGTCAACGGCTCGAGCGATCGTCACATCGAGGTCGATCAGGTCGTGTTCGTGGCGACGGCTAGGAACGACTTCCAAGCGTTCTACGCCCCCAGCGCCACCAACACCCCGGTCGGGATCCTCTACAACATCACGTAGTACAACCTGGGCGGGGGGTTCGATCGTGAGCCCCCCGCCGAAGGAGACGAGATGGCGAAGCAGAAGGCCGCAGAGGACGAACCGCAGGGCACGGTGAAGGCCCGCCGGGGCTTGTACCGTGGCCACAATGGCAGGTCATTCCAATCTGTTCCGTTCGGCGAGACGCTTCTCTGCCGGTCGGGGAAGGTCTACACGGTGGGCCTGCAGTATTCCTATCTGTGGAATGACCCGCAGTTCGCAGCGTTGTGGGAGTGGAAGGGCGACCTTGAGGACGTGGCCCCGGAGAGCGTGGGTCAGGTCGTCAAGTCGGACTAGCGGAGCGAGTCGCGGGAGCGGGGATGGAACGCGAACGGGGCGGCCTCCGGCGCGGGACTGAACCGCTCCCGTTCCATGTAGGGGGATGAAGTGGCAGAGATCGTCACGCTGGACCCACTGACCCTGTGCGACCTGGATACGGCCAAGGCTTACATGAAGTCGGCCGATACGACCGTGCACGATGACGTTCTGAAAAACCTCATCAACCACGCCTCCGCTCAGATCGAAATGCACTGCATGCGCTACCTGCTGGCGCGGCCGTATGACACGGCTTCGGTGGTCCCGGGCAAGCGCGCGACGCTCAAGCTGGACGGGGACGGGTCGAACCGACTGCGGTTCACGGAGTACCCCGTCAACACCGTGACCTCTGCGGTCGAGCGATACGATGATGGCGTGACGACCCGGGCCATCAACCTGGCGGGGCTCCGCATCCTGTCCACGACCCAAGTCAGCATCCCCTATGACGCTTTCCCTAGGGGCCGGAAGAATATCGAAGTGGTCTGTAACCTGGGCTTCTCGGCCGCCGATCACGCGCGGGAGCGCAGGGCTCTGGAGTCAGCATGTCTCCGCTTCGTTCAGGTCCTGTTCCAAGACCGGGAAGCAGTCATCGGTCGCGGGACGACATTTGGCGTAGGTGGTGAGACGGTCCAACTTATCTCCGAGCCCATCCCGGCGGATATCCAGAAGGTGCTGCAGCCGTTCGTGAGGCTCATCTGATGGCCTCGATCACCATCAACGCAACGGCCATCAACCGGGTGGCGGCGAACCTCAGCAAGCGCGCCGCGAACATCCCCAAGCAGAACGCGCGCGCCATGAACGTCATCACGAAGTCGATTGACCGCGACATGAAGCGGCGCTGGCTGCACGGTGCGGCTGGCGTCAATGACCTGTTCGGCAAGACGGGTGCTACCTCCGACCGGCAGTTGGCCACGGTCACGGGGACGGCGCGCAAGACACTGGTTTCGAGGGTGTTCGCGCACTTCAACAAGGTGGTCGGAGTAGTGGGGACACCGCTCGCTTATGTGGCCATGCACGAGTGGGGCGGGACCGTGACTGGAAACCCACTACTCCGCATTCCGACGAAGTTCTCGAAGAAGAATAGCGGGCAGGACAGGTTGCAGGGCCGGTCTGCGCGGAGCCTGGGGGACAAGGCGAAAATCTGGAGGTCGCGCGCGGGCAACCTGTTCATCTGGGAAGTGGGGACGGCTCGAGCGAAGGCCGCAGGCCGACCGATTCCGCTCTACCTGTTGAAGCCCTCCATCAAGCTGCGCGCCCGGCACATGTTCCGCATCGCGCTCCTGTCTGCGCGTCCGCTCATCCGGGCGACCTTCGCCAACGCGGTTTCAGTCATCAAGAGCGGGGCCTGACATGCCCGCCCTCATCACCACATGCAAGCTGAACCAGCTTCTGGACGCGGTGGCCTTCCGGCTCTCGCTCTCGGTGAAGCCGAAAGCTGGGCTTAACCTGGTACCGACTCCGGTCACGGTGAAGCGGGTGATTCGTCTCGGCGACTTCACGGGGCTGGCGAAGCCCATCCTAGCGGTTCAGTCGATCAGCTGGAACGCCACGCCGGGGTGCGCGAGCCGCTTCGAGGGCGTGCTCCGGTTCGTCGTCCACGTTCTCGTGACCGCGAAAGAGGGCGGGGGGGATGAGATCGACCTGCTGAACCTCTGCACGGACGTGATTCGTGCCATGAACGTGGACATATCGTTCGGGGGCCTCGTGACCATGTGCTTCCCGCTGGAGTTCACCCCGATGGTAGACCAATCCTCTGCTCTTACTGGATTCGCTCAGGCCGCGATCACCTACGAAGCCACCTACACTTGGGATGCAGAAACCCCGTAACGGGGAGAAGGGGGCAGCAAGATGGCGTTCCTAGCACCCGGCCTGGGGTTCAATAGTCTCATCCTGATGAAGCACGAAGCCACCGCTGGAACCGCCGCGGCTGGCGTGGCCGAGCACGCCAGCGAGCTGATCAGCGCGGAGGTCACGCCCCGACTCTCCACCATCACGGACCCATCGCTCTCCAACACCCAGAGGTCAAGCCGCTTCATCGGGCAGGGTGGGCGTTACTTCGAGTGGTCGGTAAAGGTCCGGGTGGGATACAACGGGATGCTCCCGTGGCTCCGCATGATGTTCCCCGGCTACGTGGGCGCGGCCCTCATCGCGCCGAACGCATCCACCATCGGGCACACGTTCAAGGAAGTCGGCACGGGCTCCCCGGCTGCGGGTGGTCAGTGGACCTACACCATCGACATCGGCTGGGGTGGTGTCCCGGCCCTGAACCAGCCCATGCGCCTGGTGGGTGCTCTGGTGTCCGGCATGCGGTTCTCGGCGCAGGCGGGTACGGGCGAGAACGCCATGCTCATGTGCGAGATCTCGGGAGTCTGCAAGAACGTTATCCCCGGCCTCGCTGCCCTCCAGCTGACCACCACCCCGCTGGGCGCTGCCCTGGGTGTCATCTATCACCAGCAGCTTCGCACGGTGGGCAACTTCGGCGACGGCACGGGAGTGTCGGCAGACCAGATCTCCATGCGGTCGTTCGAGTGCAACATCGTCCAGCCGTTCGACACGCAGCGGTTCCTGTTCGGTCAGGTGAACGCAGAGGCCCCGGTCCCCAACGGCGTGATGACCGTGGACTTCAACATGGAACTGGAGTGGACCGAAACCTCGCAGATGGTCTCGATGCTCGCGGGCGGCGGGGCCACCATCAAGTACCTGTTCCAGAACCCCACGACCATCGCGGGCTCGACCACGGCCAAGCCCGAGTTCGAGATCACGGCCCTGAGCCCCACGGCGGCGGAGTACGGTACCGCCATCCCGGGCTACGGGGTAGTCACGCAGCGACTGGCCCACAAGTGCGCTTATAACCCGGCCGCAGGCTCTGCCGTGGTCATCCGAGTGCAGAGCGTCGAAGCGGCGATGCCGTTCTAGTCCCCGTTACCGGAGGCCGACATGCTAGAGCTGGACGATGAGGTAGCGGAGCCCGTGCTACGAATCGAGCTGGACGACTTGAAGATGAAGTCCGGCAAGCCGTTCGTGGCGTTCGTTGAGAAAATACCCGAGGAAGATATGGTCAGCATCATGCGGACCCTGCCGGGGGAGTTCCCGCTCCCCGCTGTCGGGGCTGCCCCGGTCGAGGGCGAGGCCGAGCAGAAGATCCGCAAATGGCTGGCGTGGGCTCCGGCACTGATTCAGGCGGCCTGCTACATGGTGCGGTCGGACGGCACAGAGGTTCGCCCGGCCTTCTACTGGGGGGAGCGGAAGCCCGGCGCGACGAAGGGGACCCACCTCTCCGCGCGCGACCGGACCAAGTTGATGAACGGTATCCTGGAGTTGAGCGGCTGGGCTAAGGGGGCCGCCGCACCCGCAGCGTTTCATGCTGGAGTCGGAGGCGGGGGGGATGGTGGCGCTGGAGCTGTGGACGCTGGCGAAGGCGGCGGGCCGGACCCCGTGGGAAGTGGTGCATGACCCGCACCTGGCCTACAACCTGACGGTGATGCGGGCGGCGGTGGAGTTGAAGCGGTTCACGCTGGACAGGGCACGAGAGCACATGACCGCTACAGCGCAGCGAATCCTCGCACTGGAGTAACCCCTTGGCCGGTGAAGCGGACCTCAAAGCCCAGATCGTCATCGAGGCCAAGGACGAGGCCAGCAAGGTATTCCAGCAACTGTCCGGGAGCCTGG